CAACGGCAGACGTTGCTGATCCGTAGGCCGGCACGTTCACCGGGCCAACCTCGTACAGGCCAGACGCCTCGACGATCTCACGCACGGCCCGGCCGTTCTCGTCAGTCGTGAACCGCTCTCCGCCCTTCTGGCTCACCGTGAAGGCGAACGAGCTTCCACGCAGGTTCCGAGATCGCACCAGGGCCAGAACGTCACGGCCTGCCGTCGTGTCCGGCGGCTCGACCACATACGAGACGCCACGATCATCGGCGATGATCTCAAGCGTGCCGGCAGACTCACGGCCCAGCAGCAGGTCGCTGTTGTGGTTGTAGTACGAAAGGATTTCGCCACGGCCCCGCTGGCGGTTCAGGATCTTGTCGAACGAGCCGGGCAGGATTCGCTCACGGAAGCCACCCAGGTCGAGGCTCAGCCGGTTGTACGGGATCGCAAGCCCACGGATAGCCTCGCGCCCACTGGCACGCGTCTCAATGACGATCTCGCACTCGGGGGCTTCCTCTGCGGTCAGGCAGCGGCGTTCAATTTCCATCGGTGCTGTCCTCCTGTTCGGCCTGGTCTTCGGCATCGTCCTCGGGCGAGTCTTCGCTTTCGACCGCCACGGGCGGCTCGGGCATCGGCTCTGGGGCCGGCGGCTCTTCGCCCACCTTGTCGAGCGTGGTCATGTTCAGTTGCACGAAGTGCTTGTCGCCTTCTGGCCCAATCGGGTTGAGGTTCTCAAGCTCGCGGATCTCGTTTACGGTCATCCACCCGTTCTGCAGGGCCGACACGTAGTAGGCCGACCGACTCGCGTGATCGCCACGCAGCAGGCCGCTAACGCTGTGCTCGGCAAAGTAGGTCTCATCGTCCACGATGAGGTCGCGGCTGATCGCCGCTTCCCACCGCTTCAGATGCGGCAGCAGGCAGTGCTGCACGAACTCCGTGCCCTGCACCTCGATGTTCGAGTAGGTGCTACGGGTCAGGTCTTGGATCATGTGCGGCGGCACACGGAACGCACGGCAGATTTCGATGACCTGATACTGCCGTGTCTCAAGGAACTGGGCCGCCTCGTTGCTGCCGCTCAGTTCGTGGGCCTTCACGCCGTTCGGCAGCACAGCCGTGCGGAACGCCCGGTCTGCACCACGGTGCATCCGCTCCCACTGCTCTCGCAACCGCTCGGCCGCTTCCACCGGGATCGGGTTGTCTGACTCCAGCACAATGCCGGGCCGGGCACCGTTGCCGAAGTACGTGCTGCCGTGGGCTTCGAGGGCCTGGGCCAGGCCGATGGCGTTCTGAAAGATCTTGTACGTGGGGATCGGCTTGACGCCGTCTTCGGTCGTGAACCGCAGGGCGAAGATCTGATCCTGCGAATACACCGTCTGCTTGCCACTCGGCTCCCGGTACTTGTACCGCAGTGTGCCGTCTTCGAGCCGCTCGGCTTCCATCCGGCTGGAATGCAGCGGCCACAGTTCCGAGACCGCACCACGGGCACCTGGGCGGATCTCGGCGTACGAGGCCCCGTAGTGCAGGTACATGCCCGTCATCCAATCCCGAAACTCCTGGGCCGTCTGCCACGGGTTGGGCTGCGTGTGCAGGAGCCGGTATACCGGGTGCGTCGTGGCCTTCGTCTTGCCACCATTGAGCAGCCGCTCGTAGACGTGCAGCGGCAGGGATGAAACGGCGTCCGAGATCACCCGGATGCACGCCGTGTAGGCCGAGCAGGCCATGCTGTTGTCGGCCGTCACTCGCACGCCCGAGGGCGTCCGGTTGCTCGAAACCTCGGTCCAGTCGATGCCCCGAAGGTCAACCATGCGGAAGTCGGCGAGGGCGTTTTCGCTCATAGCGTCAGGATGTCCCAAGATTGTTCGGGCTTTGGTGCCGTTGCTGCCTGCCAAAGACCGATGGCCATAACTAGGCTCACGATCCCGTCAATGCGTTCCGTGCTCTTTGCCTTGCTCGGTTTAATGTTGCCGGCCGCTGAATCCTGCTGAATCGCCACGTTTGACGCCTGCCACGACAGCACTGGGTGGCCGCCGTGCAGGAGCTTGCCGGCCACCACCCAGTTCTCAAGCTGCTTACTCGGAGCCGATAGTGAGCCGTAGCCCTGCCGAAAGTGTGACAGTGGCAGCCCATCTCCTTGCAGTTGCTGGCCTAGTTGCGCTGAGTTCCACGGGTCCAGCCCGATGCCACGGACTTGGTATTTGCTGGCGATGGCGTTGATGTCGGAACGCACTTGGTCGAAGTCCGTGACGTTGCCATCGGTCATCGTCAGGTGGCCCTGCCGCTGCCACGTTAGGTATGGCACCTTGTCTCGCCGCTCCCGCTGGTGGGCGTTTTCGCTCGGTATCCAGAAGTGCGGCTCAACCCAAAACGTGCCATCGTCGAGAGGGAACAGCAGCACCAGGGCGGTCGTGTCAAACGTCGTGGCGAGGTCGAGCCCGGCCCAGCACTCGCGGCCCGCCAGATCAACGGGGCACACTGCATCCCCTTGCGCCCAGTGGTCCATCCGCAGCCACCTAGTGCTCTGCTCTGTCCACTGATTCAAGTAAAGTTGCCGGAAAGTGTTTTCATACGTCGGCATCTCAACCGCACGGGCACATTCGCTCCGCAGGAAGTCGAGACGCACCGACACGCCGAGATTCGGATTAGCACGCTCCCACGTCTTTTCGTCTTTCCAATCGGCTTCGATTGGGGCAGCGTAGATTGCCGGCAGGAACGTCTCGTCTTTCACTGTGCCGGCGGCCACGGCCTCGGCATACTTCCAGATTTCCCAGCAGACGCTTTTCCTATCAAAGCCGGCCGTGGTAAGCGCCACCGTCAGAGGTTGCCGCCGAGCGCCCTGGCTGCTCAGCATCACTTCCCACATCTCGCGGTTGCTTACGTGGAGCTCGTCAAAAATCACGCCATGCGCCGACAGCCCGTGCTGGATTCCGGCCTCGGCAGAAAGTGCTTTGTACGTGCCGTGCGTCGCCTCTCGCACGATGGCGTTTCGGTAGACCTTCAGATGCTGCCGGAGCACCGGCGACTGCTCGACGTACACGCGGGCCATGTCGAAGACCAGGCGGGCCTGATCGCGTGAGGCCGCACACGAATACACCTCGCACCCCGGCTCGTTCTCCATCAGTAGCTTCAGTGCGATCCCGGCACACAGACTGCTTTTTCCGTTCTTGCGAGGAATTGCTAGCAGGCTGGTGCGGACCTTCCGTATGCCGCCATCGGTGGCGAAGAGCTTCCGCACGTAGTCCTGCTGCCACCGCTCCAGCGTGAACGGCTTGCCGCCGAGCTCGCCTTTGGCGTGCGTCAGGTGCTTGTGGAAGAACCGCACGGCCAAACAGGAGGAGCACTCATCGCACGGCCGATCAACCGAACATGCGGGCGTCTTCTTCGTCGGCTGGCTTTTCTTCTTCGACATGCAGCGATGTTCTGGCGCTGGGATTAAGCCCGAAGTCTTGCTCTAGTTGCCGCAGTTGCACGGCGAGCTTGTGGGCTATCGACACTTCAGGCCGCTGAGCGATGTACTTGATTTCGCCTTTGTCGTTCAGGATCGGGTACGTGTCGCCCTCTTTTTTGAGTCTCGCACGGGTAGCAAGCCACCACTCGTACGTGTCGCAGTAGCGGGCAAGAGCCTCAATGTCCGCCTTCGTCATCACCTTGACGGATTGCAGCATCGGCAGCAGTTCGTGCCACCTTGCGGCGGCCACCTCGCCCAAGTGCGGCGGCATGGCTATGCCGTCCGTTGGGGGCTCCGGCTCGCTGTTATTCAGAGGGCGGCAGCCTGGATTGCCACGGAGGATTTTGAGTTTCGTTGGCGTCGGCCTCGGGCCCCGCTTTCCCATCGCTTCACCGATCCTTCCAGGTCTAGCCGCATCTGGCCAATACTTCGAGCTCGCTTTTTATTGTTGCATTTACGGCACAGACACTGCGAGTTAGGGAAGACATTACCGGGGCTGCCTTCCTCAGTAAGCGGCACGATATGGTCGTGCTCTGCGTTGCGAGGGTCTGGCCGGCGAGTCTTTGGGTCAATAATGTATTCACGATTGCAGTCAATGCGGCACATCTGGCATACCCAGCCGTCTCGCTCAAGCACTGCCCGCCGCGTGCATTCGTCATCGTTGGGAACGTCTAGAAGTTTGCATTTCTTGCGGAGCGATGTTTGCAAGGCACCAGCCGCAGATAAGGCCAAGCGTTCCTTGCTCCAATTTTTCCGAGGCCGATCAGCTCCCCAGCGGTGATCCCACGCACATTCACGGCAGCAGTATTTCCTGCTGTCCTTGCCAAGTGCTGTCTT